GTGTACAGTGCACTTCCAGATGAAGAAAAATCTTTGTACGTGTTCGAGGCGAACGCGTACGTATATAGACAAACAATTGAAATATTACGTGAAGTCTGGGACACGCTGTTACCTGATGAACAGAACACGTATTCACATAAATATTTCATCATTCGCTCATCACCGGTGAATCCAGAGTTTCCAAATGCCATAGAAAAGGTGCGACACTTGCATAAAAAACTCATCAATGAAACCAGTGTCGAACCATCGGCACCAGAGGACTACCTCTCGGAGGTGCGCGAAGAATGGGTGAATGTCCTCGATGAACACGGACAGCTTCAATGGGAAGATGTGCCGTGGGGCGAAACAGAGCCGGCGTACAAGATTCGCTACCTCGACGCCAGTGGGAACCTCACGACGCGCCACAACGCGGTGCATCGAGCCGCGTTCGTGGGTGTGACGTATCATTGTGGCTAAGTTAAAAAATTAATTCTCTTGTAATACTATAAAAGAACATGTCTGGTGGAATCGCCCAACTCGTGGCCATTGGTCAGCAGGATGCGCATCTCGTCGGCAAACCCGAAATCAGTTTCTTCCGCAGTACGTACAAACGATACACGAATTTTTCCCAATCGGTCGAGCGTCAGGTCATCCAGGGCAACGTCAACAATGGCGGCATGTCCACCGTTCGCATCGAGCGCAAGGGTGACCTTCTCTCGTATGTCTACCTCCAACCGGTGAAACTCGACGGCACCCAAGCCGACGCGACCATCACGGACTGGACGACCGTCATCGATAAGGTGGAACTCCTCATCGGTGGTCAAGTCATCGACACCCAGGAATCCGCGTTCACCTCTCTCATCGCCCCGAAGGTTTTCGCCCAAAACCTCTCCAAGTCCCGTCTCGGTGGTCTTTACGAAGGCGGCACTGCCTCCGGTTTCTACCCGCTCCGATTCTTCTTCTGTGAGTCGTGGCAAAACGCCCTCCCCTTGGTCGCCCTCTCCTATCACGATGTGGAGTTGCGCATCACGTGGGGTGCCAGCGCCGCGTCCTACAAGTGGGAGTGCTACTCCAACTTCGCGTACGTCGACACCCAGGAGCGCGAGTTCTTCGCCAGTACGCCCCAACAAATCATCATCCACCAGGTGCAAAAGGCCCTCGCGTCCGGGGTGAAGGTCCAGGAACTGAACTTTAACCACCCGGTGAAATGCTTGACCTCCGCCAACGCGTCTACGTTGAACATCCTCACCGCCACCAACAAGTTGAAGCTTCAAATCAACGGTACCGACGTCGCCGATTACAAGTGGGCGCACCCGAACTTCAGCACGGTCACGTCGTACTACCACACGACCCACGCGGACGCCGACACGCCGCAGGGTCTCTTCCTGTACCCGTTCTGTCTGGACGTCAGCAAGGCTCAGCCGACGGGTTCGTTGAACTTCTCCCGCCTCGACAGCGCGCGCATCGTCAACGACACCTCCACGTGCACCGACCCCATCTACGCCATCAACTACAACATCCTCAAGCTGGAGAACGGCATGGGCGGCTTACTTTATTCTAACTAAATAGTAGTAGTAATGTGGACCACTATTATGCTCTTGGGCATCGTTTTCGTGCTCACCTATGACCCGAAATCCAGGACGTTGGAAAAAATCGTCGAAACCCCAGCCCGGCCGACAGACACGGAGAGTCAGCCGATGTACTTTCAAAAATTGCAATTTGGGGAAGTTAAAAATTAGATGCTTTTATTAATTACATATCATGATTTCCATGGATAGACAAACGCTTACACTCATCGCCGTAATCGTGTGCATGATTGGCATCGTCGTGATGTTTAAAGAACTGAAGACCGCCAAGGAAGACGTCGAAGGACTCAAAGGTTTCTCTATGAACGTGATGAAACGCTTACAACCCCAGCCCATGCCCGTGCGCGTGGCCCCACCGGCACCCGCACCCGCACCCGCACCCGTGGTGGTACCGAAGGAAAAGGAGGAAGAGGTGGCCGAGGAAGAAGCCGGAGAAAATTAAATCCGCTAATAGTAGGATTGCAAATGTGCAACAATGAAAAAGTACAAGGCCATAGCCATACCAGTATCATTCGTGGACGAGAAACCTAGATTTCTCACGGTGAGGGACAGGAGGTTCAAGGATTGGATTTTCGTCACAGGCGGGTGTCGACGCAAAGAAATCTTTAACCCCCTCAGATGTGCCCTCAGGGAACTTGAAGAGGAGACACGAGGTGTGGTGTCTCTGAAGAACGGGGAGTACACGGATTTTGTTTTTTCAGTTAAAGAAAGTCCCCAGGTTGAACTCGTGTATCACGTGTTCATCTTTTTCGTGAACTGGCAAAAATCCGAACAACAACAGCTACTCAGAAAGTTTAACGATGAAAAAGTAAAGACAAACCTTAAAAAAATTAATAAGCAAGCATACAAAAAAACCTACGATGAAAACGACTACATGGCCTTCGACACCCTCTCGGAGTTTAACTCGAAGAAAAACTGGGACCTCATCACCACGAACGTCGTGAAAAATCCGGAGTTTTACGGCTGCATGACTTCTTTACATAGAAAAAAGTTTTCAATTAAGTAGAAGAATGAAGTCCAAAAACTACATTTTAATGCAAATCAAAGATTTATATACTAATAAATTGGGTTGGTACGACTACCAGGCTGATGGCGAAATTGAAAAAATAAAAGATAAAACGGTGTACGAACTTTTAGTCATTAAAAAAACACTCGCGGAATCCAAGGATGGCCCGGACATGCGATGTCTCCACTGGTTTAGAGATGACTCGCGCTTTGATAACTAGAGGACCACCATGTTTCGACAATGGTGTGCACAGGAGGGTCTCATGCATTCACGCAATTTGTCGCATGTGTTGATGGACGGGGGGTGTCTCAGCGTGCCATTCGACAAATTACGAACATTCAACGAACGCTACGTCGACGCGTGTCAGAGGGGGGAGAAGGTCTACGTCGTGGAACAAAAGACCCCGACGTATAACTTTTTCGCGGACATCGACTACAAGGATAAGGAACCGCTGACCCTGGAAGACATCGAAGACGTGTGCCGAATCATTTGCGACAAAGTGCGACGCTACGGGGGTGAACGATGTCTCATCAGCGTGGCCGAGCCGAAACGCGTGGACGCCCACAGATACAAGACGGGGGTACACTTGAACTGGCCCAACCTGGTGGTGGACCAGAACGCCGCGGTCGCCCTCCGAGAACACATTCTCGTTGTCCTGTACACAGCGAAGTCGGGGGTGGACTGGAACGAAGTGATAGACAATTCCGTGTACGGCGACCCGGAGAGGGGTTCCAAAGGGAGTGGCTTCCGCCTCCCCTGGTCCCATAAAAAGGCCAAGTGCGTGTCGTGCGGTGGTCCGGGATGCGACGAGTGCGACCACACGGGCAAAGTCACCCAGGGCGTGTATCTTCCCGTGTTCACGTACGACGAGGGGAAAATCAGTCCCACCGACCCATCACCGACGACGACGTTGTTGGAAATGGCACAAGTGCGCACGAACGTCACCCATGGGATACACGTGGAACCCCCGGCGAAGGCCATCAAAGAGGGCGCGTTCACGAAGATACAGACCAAAGATGAGATGTGCGACATAGAGGTGAAGGCGACGCTCGAGATGTTCATTCAGAGGAACATGGAGGGACAGACCGGGGCCAGGGTCACGAGGGTGTTCAAGTACAAAACGAGTTATCTGGTGTCCACGACGTCGCGATATTGTGAAAATCTTCAGAGGGAACACGGGTCCAATCACATTTGGTTTTACGTCAGTGGCAACACCATCGCGCAAAAATGTTTTTGTCGTTGCGAGACGGTGCGAGAGAGGAGGGATGGGTTTTGTCGCGATTTCGTGGGTAAGAGGTACACACTGACCCCTCAGTTGTTCAAGATGTTGTACCCCAATGGGAGCGTGTTGTGTCGACCCATAACCCCACCGGCGGCGCCCGCGCCATCGCAGGCGCTCGTGGACACGACCGAGTTTGAGACGTTCATACAGAGATATTTCACAGGTCACGAAGACACGAGGGTCATTCGCATACAAAAAAATAAAATTTTTACCAATAATAACTTTTGCCCCCTCGTGGGCAAGGGACACGGACAGATGTGTTTCAACGTGGACAAAAAAGGGATGATGACTTTGGGCTGTCCGTGTAAACAGAAGAAAGGTGTGAAAGTGTTGCCTTCGATGTTTAAAAAAATTATGGTTAAACAATAGATGACCTTTGTGTTGTTCGGTGCACTGGGATACCTCGGCTACGTGCTCTCGTCCGAGCGCTCCGCGTGGAGTGCAGAAGAGCACGACTTGAAAGATGAGGCGTTGAAATATTCAGGCATAGACCCCGACGAGTTCAGGGCGTTCGCCGAGGCCATGGCCCAGAGCGAGGCGGCGATGGACGAAGACCCCAGACTCGCCGCGCGCAAACTTTACAAGGCCCTCGACCACTTTGAAAACTTGGGCACACACAATAATTACGACGTGCAAGAAGACGTGCACGACGTGGCCGTGCGCATGGGCATCGCGATGGAACGTAAAATCCTAGAGAGTGCTTTGAAATTAAAAATCAACTGGACTCCAAGATACTTAAACAATACACTCAACTAATTGAATAAGAGTCAAAATGACCACACGTTATGGACGCGTCGTGAAACCACCCAAGGATGTATACGTGCCCGAGATGGTACAACTCGAGGACGATTATAGCGAGGACGAGTACGATAGCGACTACTCGGCGAGTAGCGACATTCCCACGGACCAGGAAGGGTCATCGGACGAAGAGGAGGAAGACGAAGACGACGAAGGGAGTTTGAAAGACTTCGTCGTCTCCGATTCGGAGGAAACAGATTTCTCAGATAGTGAGAGCGCTTAAAAAGATGACGCGTCATTCATGTAATAATGGAAACGGACATCGGTAATCCCATTCAGTACAAACCAGAGCTCGACCTCGAAGAAGAGATTGACTACGATGATGGACACCATCAGCGAGAGCAGCAGCCGCAACACTACTATCACCAACCGCCCGTGATGATGATGCCACCACCACCACCGCCACCCACGACGGACACAAAGTTGGATTTTTCAAACTTAGATAAAAATACCTACATCGTGATGTTCATAGCGTTCATCGTAGGCTTCTTCATGGGTAAGACCATGCAACCTGTAATTCTCAGAGCGATGTAAATTCACGTTCATCATATCCCACAAATTCCCCGATACTGCCACTCTTAGATTCGGTGAAGTACGCGCGCGACACGACGTTCGGGTCCTTGAGGTTCGCCCTGAGGGCTTCAGACGCAGTGACGTGTCCGGTCTCTTTAGCCTTTTTGTCTAACAATGGTTGGTACACGAAAATAAAATACGCGACGATGCCCACGGTGATGAGATTTAAAATGACACTGAGCATTTATATATAAAGTATATTAAAAAATCTACTCTTCAGCCTTTGCGCGGGCGGCTTGGCGCTCGGCGACTTCTTTCGCGACGATTTCATCGGCTTCCTTTACGAGTTCTTCCATCGGTGCGTCCGGCTTTTGCTTTTGAAGTTCCGCGAGCACTTCCGCCGGGTGGCGAACCGGGGCTTCGTCCGGCTTCGAATAGAACTTGCTGTTCTCGTCGCCTGGGACGAAGTGGTTCGTGCCGTCCAACATACCGCGTTTGCGTTCTTCAAACATCTTCGCGGCCGCGGATTGCGACTCCCGGTAGCCCGTCATGATTTCCTCGAGACGTTCGTTCTGGTAGTGCACGTCTTCAATCTTAGATTCGTCCGGTGGAATGAGAATCCACTTGTACATGTCGACCACGTAGATGTTGAACGTCGCATCCTCCTTCTGCAAACGCTTCGCGTGGGACGCGGCTTCGTCGCGCGTGGCGAAGCATCCACGAATCTTAATGCCAAACTTGTCTGACTTCTGCGGCGCCTCCGGTCCGACGATGGAGAGGCACGCGAAGACTTGACCTGGGACGGTGAGGTAATCTTGTTCGAGGAGGGACATTATGTACTACACATATAGCAAGTCATAACTTTAAGCCTAAATATAATTCAAAATGATTGCGAGCATCACAGCAAAAATGGTGAGGGGGACGTCATACGTTGGTGGATTCGTGCTAGCACCCCATTTGAGGGTAAAAAATACGGATATGAAAACACCGAGAATGCGAACGATGGCTTCAAAATGGGGGTTCATGTTATATTAAACAGCAACATAAATTTTCATCCTCTTCCAATGTCGTCGTCAGCAGGGGTTGTTGTGGGCCGACGCGTTTCAAACGGCTACGAATGGCGCCCTGACTTCTACGATGTATCTCGCTCATCTCCGCCACGGACATTCCACGCTCTTGTTCTTCCCTAAGTTGTTCGTCCTCCTCGTGGGTCCATGGTTCGTACGCGAGGGACTCCGTACAATCCTTCGCGAAATGTCCACTTTGACCACACTTAAAACAGCTATCGTCGCTTCCGCGCAACATTTGTTGTATCGTATTTTTTTCAGAGTTCGTGAGGGACACGCGACAA